CTTCATAATGGTCATCGTCACGAATGAGGATACCACTGTTTGCACCAGCGTTTAGAATGCCTGATTCTGCGCGAACCACGCGAAGAGCGTCACCATACTGCAAGAAGTTTGCAGCGGTGAACCAAAACTCAAAATTTGAACTATTTGGCTTACCAAATGTCTGTAGCAGCTGTTCTTCCGAATTAATGGCGGTAACTGAACTTACTGGACCTTTTTGGAAAGGTCCGGCAATCGCGCCAATGGATGTAGATACAGCAGGAACAACATTAGTAAGATCGATTTCCCTAACGTGTACGCCGGGTGAAACTAAAAATCCCATGTCTTTACTCCTAACTTAAAGAGAGTTATTTGTTATACAGATATTTATAAAAAACCTCTTTTACAAAACTCGCTTTTATAAGTGTTATATCATATAAATAGAATTATGAATGATCATTATGAAAAATACAAAGATACCATCAAGAAGGTTTCACGAAGAAACTACCAAAAACGGGTATACCTTCTAAATGAATTTCTCACAGAAAAATCATGTGTTCACTGTGGTGAGGCAGAACATGTCTGTCTCAAATTCTGGCCTCATGATGCAGAGATACGCAAAGTATCCAAGAGAGTTGGAACAAGTGATGCTAGTCGCAAAGAGGTATTCCACCTAATTGATCAATCTGTCATTCTATGTTACAACTGTTATATCAAGAAACATCATGATCTAATTGAATTTATTTAGTAGTTTACCAACTTCCAGAACTGTCTCTTACAATAGGAGCCCAACGGGTTCCGTATTCGTCTACCATTTCCCCGATATTCTCATCCTCAAGTCCATTTACTATGAAACCAAAGGGTGCCATATCCTGTTCTAAAGCATCTTGTTGCTCAGACATCATCGTTCTACGGATATCGTTATCAGTCAATTCTTTGAAATACTGTTGGTCTGTGACCCATGCAAAGATGAAGAGACATGCAACAAGGTCATCGTTACATCCATCATCAGCTTCGAACGACGCACCCTTAACAATAAAGGTTGATAACTCATTAATACATTCGTAATCCTCAATAATAAGTTTATTATCCTCAACCAACTGTTTGAGGTTTGAACAACCAATCTTCTTTGTTGCCTTTGTGGTTCTTACCCCCAACTGAGCTCTACCACCACTGAACCCCCCACCAAGGACTTGTCCCGCTCGCCCACGCATACTTGCCATAATAAGGTTGTCATACTCCAAGTCAAATTGCATAGAGTTAGCAACCTGTTCTCCAATGTCATTGACCTCAATCAACACAAATGCTTGATTGTATGCTCGTGCAGTGTCATAGATTTTAGATGGGAATATGAGAGGTTTAATCTCATTATCACGATATTTTGCAACGACCCTGTATGGTATTTCACTCACATCTACAACCACAAAGGCAGAGTAATCGTTTGCTGTTCCCCGTGAAACATCAGCAGTTAGAAGGTATGTGTGATCAGGTTGTGGCAGGACATGGACATCAAGACCGCCACTAGACTGTTTTGGTGATCGATATGTTAACTGTTTAAGTTTATGGGGCGCAATCAGTGTATCAATAGAACCAAGGAACTCACACTCAAACTCTGTATTGAACTGAGCCTGAGAGGTGTTCTTGATTGTTTCTTCTTTCCACTTATCATCTCTACCCGGAACCTCACTCCAATGAACCTCAATCGGTATATAGGTGTTACGACCTTCCTCTGCATCCACCCATAGTTTATAGAACATGTTCATACCATGCGGGGTGGAAACGATCATTACCTTCGTTGTCTTACCAGATGAAATTGTGGGGTACACAGAGGAAAAAAACTGTTCTGCCACGTTTGAGGGGACATACGCGAACTCGTCAAGAAAAATGATGTTGTAAGAACCGCCACGAACGGCACTAGCACTAGTAGAAGAGGCAAGAATTTTTGAACCATTTTCTAACTCCAGAGAACCTTTGTTCCAACTCATTACACCCTGTTGTAACCATTTCGGCAGGTGTTCATATGCAAGTTGCAAACGTGACAGTAAGTCCCGCGCCGTTGCTGCCTTATTGGCAAGGATTGCGATATTAACACTGGGGTTGAAAAGTGCGTAATGCAGCAAATACGATATCATAACTGTAGACTTACCGGACTGTCTGGGTAGTTTACAGATAGTGAAACGATTGCTGTGGAATGTTCCTACCATCTCTTTTTGAAAGTCGTACATCTTAAATGGTACAAGACCTTCATCAAGAGAAATTATCTTGACATAGTTTTCTATGAAATATTGTGGGTTCTCCATACATTTCTGGTACTCAACAAGTTCTTTCTTTGTCCAGTTTTGTGCTACATTAGCCTTCTTGAGATTTGGATTACCTAGATATTGATTATCAGCCATAATACTATTTTATTTTAACAACTCTCTATTTGCCAAATGTTCTGCTGCAATATCATCCTTAGACTGTCCGAAATAACGAACTGCATTATGAGTTTTAATAAGTTCTTCGTTGACTGTTGTTTTGATGGTGACACCTTCCCATTCATATTCATAAAGGAATTCACCAAGGATGCGGCCGTACTTGCCCACTCCATCTTTTTTAGTGCGTAGAGTCTGTGTGGAACCCAATGGAAGGTGATTCTGAACAAACCCCTTTGCCATCATTCCATAGACCTTCTCTTCTTTGTCGCTTGTCCTAGACTCAGGTGTATCCACACCATAGAAGCGAACTCTCTGTTTCTTCATCCAAACACCAAAGCCAAGATCAATATCGACGTCAGCTGTGTCACCATCTATTACCTTAACAATTTTGCATTTATATTCGTACATTATTTCCCCTTCAACATTTTTTGTAACTCAGCAGTACTACCAACGAACAATGCATTCGTAACACTCTTCGGTGCGTTGTTAGGAACCTCTTTGAGTTTCTTCATCTTCTCTTGCAAGTCACCAAGTTTTTCGGTAACCTCTGCGACATTCTTGATTAACTGTCCCGCAACCTCGTATGCCCGTGGATGTTCTCCTTCTCTTGCAAGTTCAAGGATACCCTCAATTGCAGTAGAGCCTTGTTCAACCAACCGATAGAAGTTCTCTCTTTGATACTTATAATCTTGATCTATATCTTCACCATCAAGCAAGTCGTCTGGATAACGAGAAACCTCAGACATTTTAGCTTTAGGATTCAAAGATGCTTCTGGTGGAATAACATCCCCAACTACTCCAAGTGCTTTATCGATAACATTACTCATCTGTACCTGTTACTACATTATAATTTTTCGCATCTTCGAAGAACGATGTAACTTCATTGAAACCAAAATCATCATCAGCATCCGCACTAGTTGGGTTTGGTGTAACTGTAAGTCTCTGCTGTCGTGTGGGTGATTTGTCGGGCAGATCAGTATATGCATCAACCTGTACCGTCTTGATAACCTTACTAGAAGTAACCGGGCCATATAGATAAAATTTACAAGTGAAATCCATAGTATAGATGATTGCTCGTCTTGTAGTGAAGTCTCCCTGATAATCATCCTCATAAGAAATACTGTTTAGAATAACAGGGATATCTTTTTTAACACCCATATCAGCGTTATCATTCATCGTGATTGTGTAGTCTGGTTGAAAGTATGGTAGAATCTGTTCAACAATTTGTAGAGCATCATCTGACTGTTTTGCAAGAATATAAAGTTGAAAATTAACATTATAGGGAACAGGCATATATTGCGTGTCCAACTGATCTGATCTATCGCCCTTAACCTTCTTAAATTTCTGGACACGATTTAGTTTCCGGGCGGGATCATAGGTAAGTCCTGTAATCTCAAAACCAATACGAGGCAACGTAACCGCAGCAGCTTTACTAAGGTCTGCGTCATCATTCAACCGAACAAGAAACTTCTGCCTTGGACCATATGCCAAGGGAACCTTCATAGTCTGTTGAACCTTTCCAGCATTGTCCTTACGAACTAATTGAATATTATTAAAAATTGTTCCGAAACCCACAACTACGTTGCGTACTGTTTCGTGATAAAATTGTTGTCCTAGCATTAATCTGCACTCCCTGCATCACCAAATGGATTTTTCTCACTAAAGTCCAGTACCGTATCATCCAATGTTTCAAACAACTCATTTTGAGCTGTCTTATCTGTACTCATGTCACCTACTATATAGTCTTCTTGTATAAGATACTCATCCGCACCTGTTTCAAGTAGGATACTCTCACCACCAAGATCAGTTTCATCTTCACCAATAATATTATCGCTATCTGTCTCATCCAACAATAGACCACTTTCACTAGTTGCATGGCTAATCCTGATTTCCTGATTGATGGTAGTTCCAGCTGCCTGTTCAAGAGTAAACTGATGATCTGAACTTGCAAGAGATAGAGAATCTTGGATTGCGTCAATTTCAGTAATACCTGTATCAAGAGCTTCTGAACCGTAATCAAACAAACGACATTTTAATTTGTAAACAGGGTTATTATCTAACTGATGAAATGGTTCATCGTGATCCACAAAGTTAATCTCAAATAATTTCTTGAGTGTGGGGTGATAAATCGCATC